CATTGAGACTATTGAGACTGATCTCATACCGCTCAAAACAGAAAACCTCAAACTCGAAGCAGAAGTAGGTCCGATAAAATATATCGCAGAACTGTTCTATGGTAGTGGTGATACCGCTACCGTGGATAAAGCAGTTCGCTTGATGATCATCATGCTTATTTTCGTGTTCGACCCGCTGGCGATTTTATTAATCATTGCTGCCAACATGACACTTTTAAGCTTGACAAAGAAGGAAGAATCGGGTATAGTTGATTATGTCGTTGTTGATGAGGTTAAACCAAAAAAGACTGTTCAGACTGTTAAGAAACCAAAAAAGAAACCTGTTGTTGAAACACCAGACTTCTTTGCTTTCGAGAAACATGAGAATACACCTGCTTCAACGCATGACATACCAGCGCCAGATCCTCCGAGGAGATCCTGGAGGGATGGTAAGATTATTATTGATGAGAACAATATAAGGAAAATGTGATGGATATTATGAATCAAGAATGGCGTGACGGTCTGAAGGTAACTCTTGCTCAGGGCGAAGCGACTGTCAGTTTTACTAAACTGAATGGACAAGAACGTGTAATGCGCTGCACTCTACAAGAAGGTGTTGTTCCCCCATACAGTGAAAAGGGAACAAAGACAAAACCACCTAGTGGCGAAACCCTCGCAGTTTGGGATCTGGATAAGAGTGAGTGGCGAGCATTCCGTTACGACCGCATTACCTCTGTTAAATTTTAGGGCTTGACTTTTCCAGCAAAATATAGTATATTGGATATATTATGAAGAAAGGTGAATCTATGTATAAGTTGAAAGTTCCTGTTGCTGATTCTAAGGCTATGGGTGTAGAACCTATCTGGTCCGAAGATTATGAACCTGCAAACTATCAGTCTGAATATGGTAACGCATTGAACTGGTATAACTTCATTGTTGACCAGAAAGATTGCCGTGCGTTTCTCGTCGACTGGTTCAAGGGTGATGCAACCAAACTCAAGGCATTGTCCCAGTTGTCTGACAAGATGCTTCCTCGGACATATGCCAACAGCGCACGTATCGCTATGCGTGGATTCCCTCTCACTGATGAGCATAAGGCACGCATCTGGGAAAAGGTTGAAGAACGAATCAGTAAGAAAACTGTTCTGATTGATGATGAAGATTCAACTCCTGAACCTGTTGTCAAGGTTGCTAAGAAACCACTGATTGCGATGAATTTCATTGTATCTGATGTTGATGATGAGATTGAAAAACTTATCAATGGTGAAGATACTCGCACCGTCTCGCAGATTCTAATCCCATACCGTCTGACAGATAAGAACTATCTTGACTGCGTAGAAAAGATTGAACCTATCCTTGCAGAATTCGCTGAACTTGTAGAAGTTCGTCGACTGCCTAAGACTCAATTGACTGATTCGCAAGAACAGTTGCTCGAGAGTTATTCACATTTGACAACTATGAAGTCTGTCAAAGATATTGTTAAACTCCTCGAGTCATATGTCAGCGATCTTAAGAAGTCATATGTCAGCAAGCAGGTTGCTAAGGTTCGCAAGAAGAAACCAAAGGATAAGTCCAAGTTGGTTCAAAATCTAAAGTTTCTCAAGGAAGATACTGCACTTGGTGTCACCAGCGTCGAACCTATCAATCTGCTAAACTGCAGTGAAGTGTGGACATTTGATACTAAGACAAGAAAGATCTCTAAATACTTTAGTCCAGTCAGTGGAAGCATTACTGTCAAGGGTGCGAGTCTCGTCGGGTTTGATGAGAACTTCTCTAACTCACGACTGCTCCGTAAACCAGAGACTCAAGTAAAAGAATTTTCTGAATTGAAGAAAAATGACTTGACAAAATGGTACTCAGCCGTTAAGAGTAAGAGTGGACCTGTGCGTGCACGACTGACTCCTACTACATTAATTTTGAAAGTGTTTTAATGAACGATAATGGTGATAATGTTACTTACCTAAAGACAAATACGGTTAAGGAGATCGACAAAGAATCTCTGAGTTATTTCCTGCAAGGTGCCACAGAATATGCAGCATACCAGGATGCAGAAACATTCGCGCAGGCCTGTCTGCGAGGTATTCTTCTGGCGACGGAAAAAAAGATTGGTCTAACCAATGAGAACTTTCATTCTGATGCTGCTGTTATCGCTGTTATGATCACTGGTTTATACATGCGTCAGGCAGGAGTTGACTGTCCTGAGATTAACATGCTTAATGATGTTCGTGAGGCATTAACTATTACGAAAGAAGATACAGAATGATTGTTGTTGATTTTAACCAGACTGCTATCAGCAGTATGATGGCAGAACTAGGTGGTCGTCGTGATGTGGAGGTAAATCTTCCGCTGATTCGGCACATGATCATCAATTCCATTCGTTCATATAAGCGGAAGTTTGGTGCTGAGTTCGGCAACATTGTTATTGCTTGTGACAATCGTCACTACTGGCGTCGTCAGTATTTTCCTAACTATAAGGCGAATCGTAAGAAAGCACGGCAGGAGTCTGGGTTTGATTGGTCTGCTATCTTTGAAGCACTACACCAAATTCGTAGCGAGTTACAGGAACACTTCCCGTATCCTGTAATCGACGTTGATGGTGCAGAGGCAGATGATGTTATCGCAGTGCTCGCCGAGTATAGTCAGACCATGAACACTGATGGTCTCATGCCTAGCGCCGAACCATTCCTTGTTTTGTCTGGTGACCATGACTTCCAGCAACTGCAGAAGTGGGACAATGTTAAACAGTATGCTCCTGTTCAAAAGAAGTTCTGTAAGTTGAAGGAATCTCCTCAAGCAGTTCTCATGGAACATATTATCATGGGCGATAAGGGTGACGGTGTTCCCAATATCATGTCTGATGATGATACGTTTATCAATGGTCAACGTCAGCGTCCTATTCGCAAAGAAGCACTTGCATTGTGGAAGTACCAGAAACCTGAAGACTTCATCACCAATGATGAAATGTGGCGCAACTTTCAGCGCAACCGTGAACTGGTTGATCTGTCGCGCATTCCTGAGGACATCAAAGTAGCGATTATAGATAGTTATGAGAAACAACTTGGCGGAGATCGCTCAGGTCTGTTGAACTATTTTATCGCCAATCGTATGAAGCAGATGATTGAACTCGTTGATGAATTTTAAAAGAAAGACTTGAAATGGCACAAAGACTACAACCAAAGAAGTTTAAGCAGATAGATGAAGCACTTGATTGGGCATGTGAAGCAGACACAACTGACGAGTTGCGCGAACGTGTGAGAGCAATTTCTCTCGGCAATTCTATCCTCATGCGATTTGTTGCATGGGGTGTCGGATATGAGCAAGGTCCAATTAATCTTCCCGATGGTCCAACTCCATATAAGGATGAGGGACTACCTGCTAACATGGCAGATACAACCATCACCCAAGAGTTTCGTCGAATTTTAACTCTCTTACCAGAAGGCAGCGCCAGTAAAGTACCGCAGTTCCGTCGCGAGGAAATTTGGATGCAAACATGTCAGGGGTTGCAGATTAAAGAAGCGAAATTACTTGATCATATCAAGGATCAAACCTTACTCGAAGCATACCCTCGTCTTGCGGAAGTTCTTGAAAGTTTTCTGACAGGTTGGAAAGCACCAGAGGTTAAGAAGAAGAAAGCGCCAAAAAAATCCTTAGTAGTATAAAAGTTAGTTATGAAAAACTTTCTTCTATATTTCGGAAACGCGAGAGCAGGCAGCACGTGGTTGCATGGGGAGTTAAGCAAAAGAATAGATTGTAATTTTCCTACGCAAAAAGAAATTTATATCTTCCAAGATTTCAACCCAGTTCCAGGACCAGAAGGGTTTGATAAAACAAAATATTTCGAGAACATGGCATTGTTGGTAAATGTCGATGGTATTCGGTTGACTGGAGATCTTACACCAGCAAATGCAAATGCCTCGAAAGAGCAACTGCAAGTGTTTAAGGATGATGCTGAGAGTGTTGGTCTTACCGTGTTGCCTGTCATGACACTCAGAGATCCTATCTCACAAGTCATATCATATACAATGATGAACATGTCAACGAGAAAATTCCTAGAAACTAATTCTATGGATAAAGTGAAATTTTGGTATATCAATCAATTGGTAACCAATACTCCAGGTATATCTCCAGGTTCAGTGACTGACATACTAGAGGCAGGGATACCTGCATTCGAGGAAAGTCTGGTCTCTTGGAGAGAAACAGTAGAGAATGTTACTGAAGTGTTTGGGAAAATTCATTTTAATTTCTATGAAACATTATTCACAAATGAATCTATTACTAAATTTTTCTCATATTTAGAACTACCATATACTGATGTGGTGGAGTCCACCAACGAAGATCTGAATTTACAACTGGACCCGAGCGAAATCGTAGAATTACTTGGACTATATCCGTTCAAGCAGGAAAATTATGATTATGCAGTTTCCCGCTTCGGTAAAGAACTTATCGATAGTATATGGACAACGTCTGATCAAATAGATTTTTCTCGTAAGATCTTCAGTTTTGGGAAACATCCAGAATTCAGTGATGATGACAAACATGAATTATATGACAAGTATCCATTCATGCGCGAAAACTATGACTTTGCAGTCTCTCGCTTCGGTGGAGAGTTTATAGACAGTATATGGTGGAACCCATATAAATAATATTTCCATGTAAGAAGTAAGGGAATTCGATGGGAGCAATTTTAGAGCACAAGCATCTCATTGTGCGAGCAGAACTGAACAATCCGCCGCAATGCGCAGAGGCAATCCAGGATTGGATGAAGACTCTAGTTGATAAAATTGGTATGAAGATACTAATGGGTCCATATGCTGTTTACAGTGACATGACTGGTAATCGTGGATTGACTGCAGTTACCATTATCGAAACATCGCATATTGCCATGCATGTTTGGGATGAGGTTTCTCCTGCTCTCATGCAACTGGATGTGTATACCTGCAGCGCTCTTAATACTGCTGATGTATTTGCTGCTCTGGAGGAATTTGATCCACGTCATGTGGAATTTACATATATTGACAGAGAGCATAATCTGACACTCTTGGATAAAGGGACGGTGAATGAGGTTCTTTCTATTTCAACATAAGAAAGAACTGTGGATTGTCAACGATCCTAACAAGGTTCCGAAACCAAGAGAACTCTTGCTACAAAACAGTAAGATAGAAATCCTCCGAGACAAAGCAGAAGTTCTCGGAAAAGGTTTGACGATTGTTGATAAAGTTACCAGAAAGAAATCTTCGGGGCATAGTCCTGAGACTCGTAAAAAGATTTCAGAAGCATTGACTGGTGAAAAGAATCCTTGTTGGGGTGGATTGACTCCAGAGCATAAAGCATCGATAAGTCGAACCATGCGTGGAACTAGGCGCAGGGATGCCAACCCGATGTATGCTAGAAGGCATACTTGGGAGACTCGTCGACTCATGGCAATCAAAGCAAGTATGAGACGTCGCAAGTGGTGTGTTGAACCGAATGGTAAATGCCACCTTGTTGACCCTCTGACGTTCATATTACCAGGAGGATGGTTGTGGGGTATGAAATATGACCCATATCGTCCGCGAGATTAATTTCAAAAAAATAAATTTAGGGGCTTGACATTTTCCCATTTTCGAGGTATAGTGGAATATAAGATGTGAAAAGGAACTTTGATTATGTTGACTCTTCGTGATATTAATGCCGCTACCAACTCGAAAGATGGTGACATCTTTTCGGACCTGCACAAAGATGTGTATGGTTTCCGTCCTCGTGACGTAACCTTCTCTTCAATTGAAGAGTTTGATGCTGAATACGAGCGTCTCGTCGGGAAACTCTCTGTGCAGATCGACGAAGAAAAGATTCGTCAGGATCGTAACTTCGCTGAGTTCGTTTGTCGTGTAGAAGGCATCATGGGTTTGGTCAAGAACTGCTGGGATAATGCGGCAGCAGTCGCCATTATCTGTGAAGCAGAAGGCATTGATGACGAAGAAATGCGCTTCTATGGTTGGGAATCTCTTGAGTATCGTCTCGAT